GTTAACAAGTGTAGGGGTAGGTAGACTGTGCTGCTTGCAGAAACCTTGCAACTCCGCGATGGCAGTTTCTTTGTCTGCAAATTCTTTGGTAGGTCCACAGTCTAGGTCTAAGAAGAACGACTTCATCCGCATGACGTTATCCGCTACACGGGAGCCAGCCTTCTCATAAGTTCCTAGTGCGTAGAACGCGTTCCAACCATGATCGCTAAGGTCATGCGCCGCGCTTATAACTTCTTCTACAGAAGTATAGAACTTTTGTTGTATTTGTTTAGCAGGGTTATTAGCCCACACACAGTAATAGCCCTCAGAGCCTAGTACTAAATCTAAAAATCTTTTCGTTTCCATAGCCACCACTCGCCATTGTAAGGTTAACCACGGCTAAATTAATAGCCGTGGCATGGGATCGTTTAGTCGTCCCAATTATCAATGATCGCCCCAAGGTCTCCCGCGTCAGAATCTGGAGCCGGTGCTGCTTTTGTAGCAGTTCTTTTTACCGGAGCTTCTTCCGCGTCAAACCCTTCGTGCAAGCTATCGTCTAGTACGTTATTGCTTTTGGCAGGTGTTGGTGCGCCCCCTGCAAACGGATTGTCATCCTCAAGTACGAAGCCCCCGTCTACTGCGTCAAACGGATTACGTGTTTCCATCGGAACGTACTTGATAACCTGTACAGCCTTCAACCGTAGGGATACGCCCCAGTTGTTTTCTGACATGTAGTAGGGAGTAAAGGTTACTGCTACGCTGACTGTGCTACCCGTAGTTAGCTGGAAGTCATCTGGCAACGGAGTGCCCTGAGAATCTACCTGTAACGGCTTAGTAGTGAGCTTACCGCTATAAGCACCTTTTATGTTTGACTTACCGGTGTATGTTCCGTTGTCGTCTTTGACAAGCGAGTTAGTCAGCACTTCAGGCCAAGACTTCTCTCTGTTAGCGCTCCACACGTTGCTCATCGTTATGAACAATGCTTTTGCCGTTCCGTTGTCCATACGAAAACCTATGGAAAATTCAGCGTTAGTGTCTCGTGGACCGCAAGGCATACTACGTCTTACCTTCTGATCGAAGACGTACGTCTGGTCAATCCGAGGCCATAACGCCTCTACGTTTTCAATGATATATTGTTCAGCCATGTTGTTCTCCTTCTGGCGTTTATGCGTCTTCGTCTACACCGAAATCGAACTGTAACTGTTCTTCAATCGGAGCCTCGTTTACGTCCTGCGCACCTTTTGTTAGGGCTTCAGTCACTGAGGTTTTGTTGAACCGGTAGGTGTTACCGATCTTAATATACGTGGTTTTAGGGATATGACCCTGCCGTACCCACGCCCTAATAGTAGAGATGGATACTGCAAAATGCTTCGCCAACTCCTCTATCTGTATAAATGGTTCTGCCATTATTTCTTCCTAACTGAGATTACGTACTCGTTATCAATGTTAAGCCCCTTCGGCATAACATCTGGATTCTCTTCTAAGAATTGTTTTACGTTGGTCTGGTTCAAACGCCGATCCAGAAATTCGGGCATGTCATGTTCTTTTATGAACGAGTACATAGATTCCCAATCCCCTGTCCAGTATTTCGTTTTCGTAGACCTAAAAAATAAACCCTCAGATGTTCGTACGCTTTCAACATTATGCGAGTCACAATAATCTAGTAACGCTTTCTTCAAGATATCTTGTTGGCGAACCAACGATCCATCTCGTTCCTTAAATTCCGCAGACAACAACGCTCGCTCTGACCGTATTTTGATATACGCCTTAGTGAGTTTGTCCGCAGGAATGTCGCTATTATCACTCATTTTAACTCTCCTGCACTAACGAGACTTACACTGTAGTACCGAGCAATAGGCTAGTCAAGTATTTCCTTGTATAAATCTATCATTTTTGTGTGGACGTTAATTCTCTTGTCGAGAAGTGCGTAAACACGCTTTTCTACAGCAGACCCTTGAAGCTGTACCACAGTACACGGATGCGTCTGACCTGACCGATGAACCCGCGCGTTTGCTTGCGCGTAGGTCTCTAAAGATGGTGTCGGACCCCACCAGACAACTGTATTGGCAGCGGTTAACGTAACACCGTGTGCCGCAGACTGCGGCTGGATAACCAGAACACGCGGGTTATCAGTTGTTTGGAACCGTTTGAATATGTCCGTGCGCCTAGCTACAGGCACGTCACCACGTATAACTTCTGTGGTAATCCCGTCAGTACGCAACTTATCTGTCAGTATGTCAATGGTGTGTTTAAAAGGTACAAAGATAAGAACCTTCTGGCTGCTCTCGTCGATCACTTCTCTTAACACTTTATACCGATGTTTGATGTCGAACTCTAAGGTGTCGCCCTCGTCAGTGTACACGGCACCCGCAGAAATCTGTAGTAGCTTGTTCATAATGACAGCGGCGTTCACTGCGGATACTTCGTCGTCACCCACTGTCATAACAAGTTTCTTCTTCAGCATGTCATAGTACTTCTGCTGCTGGCGCGTCAACTCTACCTTACGTTTGACATATGTCATAGCTGGCAGGTCAAGGCACTGTTCTTTGGTGAAACGGATGGCAGGTTGTAACACGTTAAACACAAGGTCAGTTGCTTCTGGTTTGATGATCCACCTAAACTGCGTAACTTTACGCATGACCATATCTCTAAACGATCCAAAGAACCTTGGCACGTTGAGGGGGTTAATCATCTTAGCTAACCCGTAAGCGTCAAGCGGAGACTGCGCGGCGGGAGTACCCGTCATTAGCCACAGCCACGTATCGTCCTTAATAAGTTTGTTTAGTGTCTTCCACCGTTTTGATTGTGCGTTCTTGTAGTGCGTTGCCTCGTCCACAATGATGAGGTCAAACCCACCGTTGGCAATCTCCTCGGATACAATCTCCACACCGTCATAGTTTATTATCACAAAGTCTGCACCTTGCTCTATGATTGCTTTGCGTTTCTTGGATGCGCCGTAGGCTATATCTACACTGCGATGCGGGGCAAAAGTAAAAAAGTCTTCGCGCCATGCTGAGTCCATAATTGACAGAGGGCATATGACCAGAACGCGTTTGATCTTGCCTTGATTAAGTAGGAAGTCTGCGGCCCATATTGCGCTGGCTGTCTTGCCTGTACCCTGTTCGTTGAAGCAGAAAGACCTGCGGTTCATTGTAAAAAACGCTGCGGTCTTCTTCTGGTGGTCGAACGGTTCATACTTGCCCGTCCACTTGTACTGCCCTTGTATAGGAGATGGGACATTGATGTTCAGCTTCTTTAACGTGTGCATCTCGTCGAGACCCCAGTTTACCAGAACCTCGTTGTCTCGCACTATCGTACTCTTCGGCACTGTTTCAGTGACACGTTTTGGATTGCGTAGCTTCAATAGCAACGCCTTACTGTCGATTATTCGCATACCGTTCTCCTTTCGGGCACCTGCCCGAATTATTTTTTCTTTTTGTAGTTACGAGCGCGGTTCTTGCTTGAACTTTCTATGGTCACGCCATCTTTGTTAGTACCACCTTTGGACAAGGCTTTCTTGTGACTAACATCTTTGCCTTCACGCTTGTCGGCCTTACCATTGCCATTGCGATCTGCGCCTTCTTTATCAACCTTGCGGCGGGCACGCTGACGTTCCATACGTGCCTCAAACGTCTTACTACCTACAGGGGCGTTGACTTGCTTCTTACGTTTTCTCATCAGTTTGCTCCATTGTGAACACATTCAATTACAGGGCAGTGGCGTCTGCATAACCCGTTAGGTCGTGCGTTCCACATGTCATCGTCTGCGGCAGCTTTCATTTGCGCGTACTTGCCCAACCATTTTTCCCACAGCTTGCCCTTATCATACTCCATGTATGTGTCTTTTACCAAGTCATTACATACAACGAATAGTAGCCCTGCACGTACAGTTTTGATCTGGGGGTACTTGGCAAACAACCCCAAGGCCATCAACTCTAACTGACCCTTGTCTGCGTACTTGGCAGATTTACCTGTCTTGTAGTCCACCACCCACGCAAGATCATCGTCGAGTATTACTAGGTCAGCGATACCACGGAACCAAACGTCCTTGGCATAGAAGTCACAGACTTCTAGGTTCTCTGTTACACCCAGCTTTATCTCGCATAGTTTTTTGCCCTTGCGGTTCTTTAGTGATACCAGTGCCTCTTCCGCAAAGCCAAACTTCTTAGGCACAGGTACGTCTGCACCTACAAAGTCTTCTGCCATCTTGTGGAACGCGGAGCCATACAAAATAGCCTCAGTCTGTTTAAACGGAAACTCTTTGAGTATCTTCTCATGGTAGAACTGCTTAGGACATTGCTCAAATGCTTTGATCCTGCTGAAAGACCACGGCGATACTTTAGTCATTCTTAGGAAACCTTTCCATAAAATGCCCTTGAGCTTCTTCGATTGAGGCCCCCAACATAGCTAACAGCACATCTTTCATGCGGATGGGGGGCCGCCCCCTCGTGCTGTTGTATTCCATATGCAGTTTTATGGCCATTTCTAACCGTGCGTTTGTTGCTTGCCACAACTCGTCATCTAAATTCCTAGACATTATTCACATTCTCCATATGATTTGCCTGTGCCACTTTCACAGGTTATAGGTAATCCTTCGGCCCAATCGGGCGTCTGGCTCATGCACTCTTCCATGTACGCTTGTGCTTCATCTAGTTCTTCGTCACGTACACAGGTAATTATTGAATCATGTACAGTTAGCACAGCCTTGTACTTCTTAGCAAGGAGTATCATTTGGTGCCCTATGATACAACGTGCAACAGCTTGGCACACGTTCTCGACAACTTTGCCGCCGTATATCCTGTTCGGTCCTTTGCGGGTTCGGTAGGTATACTCATAGCCACGTTCGGATTTCTCTGCGGCTAGGCCATGATAGAACATGGGTAGACCAGAAGGTAACATGATGGCGTTCTTCCGTGCGTCTACTTGCAAGACACCTTCCTTACCAAACTGTACGCTATCGCCACGAGCCATATACTGCACCATGTTGTTAGCGTCACGCCATAACTGGCTGATAGCTCCGTTGGTACTGCGGTAGATGTCAATGATACGCCGCGCTTCTTCAAGCTCTATGTATACACCCATACCTTGCAACTGTACTTGGAACTTGACCGCACCCATACCGTAACCGGCACCGAGGATTGTAGTCTTGCCCACGAACCTTTGGTCCTTGCTCACCCCATCTACTGGCACGTTATATATACTGGACGCCATGTGCTTATACACATCGTCACCCTTGGCGAAGGCGCTAGTCAGATCATCTTGCCCTGCTAGCCATGCCAACACACGCGCTTCGATCTGCGAACTGTCACAGTCAATCAGAGAATACCCTTCGGGAGCCACAATGCTACGCTTTAATTTCTTACCGTTCGGCCCACGGCTTGGTAGGTTTTGCAGATTGATCTTATCGTCCCCGCCCCACCGTCCAGTGTGTGCTGCATAATATCTTACAGGTACGGGTAGAAGGCCACGAGCAGAGATGTCTATGAACCTTTGCGTCCGTGTTTCTTCCAAGGTACTTTTAGTACCCAAACGTGCGGCTACTAGAGATTGTACCTTATCGTTCTCATGTGTGAGCAACGCCTTGAAACCCTCGTCTGATTTGGCAAACGCGAACGTCTCCTTGTCTGTCGTCGGGCTAATCTTCATAGGCGGATCAACATTAAACCCCTTCAGCAATTCAGCGAACTTAGGGTTAGACATAAGCTCTTTCTTATCCGTCACCCCTGCATCTACTAACAGCTTACTCTTACGCTCTTTAATGTCGTCGAGGTGCGAGGCTAATAGGTCGGCATCCAACTCTAATGAGGGTTCAGTGTACATACGCAAGGTGAGGTCGATCAACTGTAGCTCCGACTTAGGAAACTTACGTGCCATAATACTAAACAACTTATAGGTTAGGATCACGTCATTGATGCAGTAGTCCCCGTACGCTGCTAATGCTTCGGGTCCAAAATCTCCGCGCAGCAGACCCTGCGCAGCCAATACTTCTGTCCCTTTAACGCCTATGTCGTACCTTTCAGATAACGCCCCGAGACTTGCGCTAGCTTCAGTCCCATGTAGCGCACGGGCAATGCACAGAGTATCGGTATACATGCGAGGGCGAATATCAAAACGCCAATTAAGAATGGCACCATCAAACATAGTATTATGACAAAGTAACATAGCTTTGCCCCAGTCGAAGGTCTTGAGGTACTTTTTAATCTGTTCATGCGTTCCACTAGCCCACTCCGTTTCCCCGTTGTTTACTCTTACAGCCACGCCGATCACCTCAAAACGAGGATCACGGACGTAGGCTTCTGTTGTCATCTTACGCAGAGAATAATCTTTGTCGTAAAATGTTTCAAAGTCTAAGGTTATGAGGTCCATTACGCGCTCACAAGTTCACCGCCACAGGCTAAATAACCCGCACCGTCAATGAAGTTATCCATATGGCGTGGGTTGGATTTGATACGCGCTACCTTTAGCAAGGTCATCATCACTGCTACATCGTGGGCGTCGATGCGTTGGTCTAGGTGGACCGACCAGTAATCTGCAATGCGTTGAAAGTTGTCTTCCATGTCACCGTGGTCAGCCGCTCGGTCCTTAGTCACATATTGCTTGGCTGTGTCTAACACGTCACCGCGTGAGTATGAACGTGGCTCGGACCCGGCACGTATGTCTTCTACCGCAACAGAGCTTAATATTCTGGATGGCGTACCGATCTTTTGGAACAGTTTGTACACGTACCCGTAGGATGTTTTGGTGGCCTTCGCAACTTCGCTTACCGAGGCTAGCGGGTGGTCAACTTTGTATGCCCAGATTTTTACTGCTTTGCTTTTCTTAATCATGTTGTTCTCCCTTTATACTTATACGTACGTCGTTAGTGGCGTCGGCAAACAGTGTCACCACGTCCCCGACCTTTGCGCGTTTAGCAATCCCCTTGATTGAAAGCAGTTCATCGCCGCGTGGACGTCGGTATATACGCAACTCTGTTTTTGTACCGTCATCAAAGATAGCTTCACTATAGGTTGCCTTTTGTCCGTTGTTTAACTCGTCGTAACTTACAGGCAGGTGTTCTTTAACGAACGCAAGCACAGATTTGTTTGCATCTATGATACTTTTGGTGAGCATCCGTTGAGTTAGTTTTATAATTGCCACAGTAGCCATGTCGTTCTCCTTGGTTACTTTTTAAATCGTTTCTTAGTCCGTTGCGCTACGTACTGGAAAAGCCCAACCCGTGTTGCCTTGTTTTTGAATAGCCGCTTTTGCACGAGGTTTACCAAACCCGCGTTTGCCGCTGCGAGGGCATCGTTCTTAAACAGCCCCCCTGCGTATATCCCAACATGATAAGTTATAGTGTCACCATGTTTGGTTGTATTTAAAGCGTCAGTGAATGCACTTTTGTTCTTTGCGTCCAAAAGGTCTAACTCGATCATATTTATTGCCTCTCCTGTTTTGTTAGGTGCCCCACCCTAGAAGGCAGGGGCTAACCGTCTCGTGGTTTCTCCGATATGGTCACAATGTTTTACGCTGAACGCGATAGGAGACTTTGCCCATACTGTTGCGGATATTTTCACTATGAATTGGCCTCTCACAACTTAGCCTTAGTGTTGCTATTATTTGGATACAGACCAGCGTGATAGAACTCTTGTAACAGAGTCCATATTTTCTTCATTCACTATTAGGTCAAGCCCACCTGCATGGTTGATTTCTTTTAAGTTCTTCTCTTGCAGAGGCGTGGCTACGTTCTTGCCAGCTTTGCACTCGAACCCAAAGAAGAACCCTTTGTAACACCCTACTATGTCAGGCACACCGCTTTTGCCGTAGCCGCCGGTGGCTGGGTAGAAATAATACGCGCCTAATTCTTTTAGTTGTTTGACAACAACCTTCTTAACTTTTGCTTCGGGGGTCATAGTAATCTCCATTGATACCAGTAGTGGGGGTGGCGCTAACCACCCCGTTGAGTTTCGGGCACCTGCCCGAATTTAGGGGTACACCCAATATAGATAAGGACTTAGCTTACTGCCCACACCTTCCACATCGCTTAGTGGTGGTGGGACATCCAGCATAGACAGCACAGCCAGCTTATATTGTATCCATAAAGGTAGCTCGTCCACAGAAGCATAAGTACCGTCAACACTCCTGTCAAGCGGATACATACCAAAACATTCCACGGAGACAGTTTTAGTTTTGTTTGATAGGATTATTCGGTATGTACTATCGTCCGATACACTCACGTTGTAACATCTTCTACATAGAGGTAGAACATATTCTCACTTACCTTGTACCCAACGTCTTCTACGAAATCTCCATCCTCACACATAGACATGACTG